CATCGTCGTCATCATCATCTTCGTCTATATCCTCATCTTCGTCGTCTTCGTCAAGTGATTTTATTTCTGTTTTCTTTCGAGGAGTTGACTTTTCCTTTTCTTCTTCTTCATCATCATCCGCTACAACTTCATAAAACTTAGCTTCAAGTTCTTTATAAGTAAGAATTTGTAGCACTTCATCAAGATTAGGAACTGTCTTAAGAAGACTTTCAGGATATTCATCTCTGTCTTCAAAATCAATTCTACTTACATCAGCATATTTGTTTTTCATAAAAGTTTCTTCTGTAAAACGGATTCTTACAGTTTTCCCCTCATCAAGTGCTGGGAAACAAGCATTATCTTCATCTTCCTGTATTTCCTCATTCAACTTATCCTGAAAAAGAAACTGCGAAATTTCCCAAACATGAGGAACTTCATCAAAATCCTTTGCGTCTTTAGGAATAACAATGTACAGATTACGATGTGTCGCATTAAGTGCAGTAAGCTCTTCTTTAGGAGCCCCTTCCTTCTGTCTTTTTGCTCTGTATTCGCATATAGGGCATCTCTTTCCTATAGACGTAGGACAAACAACATATTCATTATTAACACCTATACCTCTGTGGATTCTAAACGGCCTTTTATACCACTGAGTACCTACAACAGCTACGCCATTATCTTCATCTTTATCTGGGTGATTTGGGTCTGTTACTACGTAAGGAAGAAAATCCAATCTTACTTTACTACCAGGTGTCTCTTTAAACAGCTTAACATTTTTGGGGAGCATAAAGTACCCTAGCTTTGATGCCTGTTTTGTCTGCTTCTCTGTGTTAGAAGCTACCGCCTTTTTCCATACACTTTCTTTCTTACCTTTGTTTTTCTTCATATTGTCTCCTCCTTAGTCTTTTGCTACTCGATTTATGAGATCACGAATTGTTGTGCTTTTCGCGCTTGACTCCAAAAACGATTCAGAAAACGCTTGGAACTTAGCGTTCCAATACATTTTAACCGTTAAAAAGATAATAACAGGAACTATGAAATAAAAAATAAGGAGAACTGTTGCCATCCCTACTAGAGCAATAATTGTATTATATATCATACTAAAAAATCCTTCTTTCAAATTCACCTAATTTACGTAAAAAAGTAGGACGATAACTCTCTTCGTTTGTCATAAGACAATCCGCTAATGCACGGGCTTCTATTTCTACATCCTTTTGTCTTTTTTCACTTAATTCGTCTGTACAAATAGGAGTTTCATACTCTGAAAAATCGTAACAACTCAAATACTGCATATATGGATGTCTCCCCAGTTCTGACAAAGAAGGAACATTAAAAGGAATCTGTTCTGATGCAATAAGCTGTAGTTTTTCGTCACAAGATAACCAGCGATGGGTATACTGATTACGAATATCTAGTATTTTTTCCTCTTTAATTTCAACAATACGCTTACGAAAATAAGACTGTTCTTCTCTTGAAAAATGTGTACGCATTATTCTCTCTCCTTTTTCTTCAATTTACCCGCAATTTTATTTGCCGCTTTTGTTTCATTTACTTCAGCCTTACGTTTGCGCATATCAGTTATATCATGAGGTACACGAGGTCCTGCAAAATACTGCATCCCATAAAGTTTAACCATATTTTCAAGAGCATCCTTTCTAGCACTTATAGCTTCAGACGCACCTCTAACAATATCGAAATTAAACTTAGCATCAAGATACGCTTGTTGTGCTTCAATAAATTCCTCTTGAAGAATTATTGTGTTCATAACTGCACCTTCTGTAACTTTTTCCATTCCATACTCTTTTGGATCACGTCGTATTTTACTATCAAGTTCTGCACGAACATATTCAACTTTATCCTTAGCCTTATCAAGTGCTTGTTTTGCTTCTGCGGTAAGTTTTGCATATTTGAACATTTGAGTAGGTTGTTCCAACCACTCAATGTCCAACACTGTTTCATCAATACGAATGTCCTCTGTATAATTACTTTCTCGCATTAATAACCCTCCCTCTTAACATTTTGTTACACAATATATAATACGACTCAAACTAGTTTCATTTAAGGCAATAACAACTAATTTTCGCCTTTCACAACATAATAACAAGCGTAAGTTAAACCAGGAAATCCTGTATTATAAAAAGGTTCTAAAAACTGTTCCATAACAAACGCAACATGATCATTCGCATTTTTAAGCAAAATAGCTTGACAGTATCCTAAAATTGCACGACGGATTGTCTCCGCTTGTTCATCCTTTAGTCCCAAAAGTATAGTGGAAACTTTTTTCCAACTAGCGTTTGGATTAGTTATTACCCTACAAAGCTCTATAGCTTTTGATTGTAATTCTGCTGATTTTTTAGCAACAGATAATTGCATTTCAGGTTCCACAGCAAGAACAGAATCAAGTATTTGCAAAGCGTTTCTTGGATGACCTAAACTATCTTGTATTATTTGATCGTAAACTTCTTTTTCAATAACAGCTTCTTCTTCAATTACAACTTTCCTAAGAAGCTTATACATTTCTTTGTCTGTTAAAATACCCATTTCAAATGTAGCACAACGCCCTTTAATTGTTGCAAGAAGATTCTGAGGATCTGTTGTTGCTAAAATAAGATACACGTGTTTAGGTGGATCCTCAAGAAGTTTAAGCAACGCATTCTGAGCCACAGAAGTTAGCACGTGACAATTATGAACCCACAAATCGTTAGCTATATATGAAGGGTGCCCTTCAATTTGCAAGTCATATAAATCTATCGAGCCTTGATCTCTTTCTTTATCTGTAACAACACCTTGGAAAGATCGTTCATTATTTCCTCGTTGGTAAACCTCATAACTTTCCAACCTAACGAAATTAACAAGCCCTCCTTTTTTCTGTCCAATAATTTCTGTGTCTTCTCTTGATGTGACGAACCGTCCACTTCTATTGCTAATTTCAATTCCGGGTTTGCTATATCCACTTTGTAATTTGGAGGGTACTCTTTGCTCCATATTAAGGAAGGCTTCGTCCTTATTGAGTACTCCGTTACCCACCCCAAAACACTTGATAAGATAACTTGCGAGACAGTTAAATGACCATTCCCTCCTCGTTTGCCTTTCCATATATGTAATGTTCCGTTCACTCTTTTGGTAGCTTTTACTTTCTCTACTACTTTTGGGTTTCTCGAAGGATTGTTCTTTATCATCCGTATTGAAGATTTCTTGCACACCGCTTCGTATTCCTGTGTTCGTGTTTCCTTGAACTTCTGCCAACTTGCAGATATTTTCTTTCGAGTTGAGATACTTTGAGTATTCCCCACCCTTTTTTGTCCTCCCAAGATATTCCCACATCTTCGAGAACAAGTTTGTCTTGAATCCGCTTTGCGACTTGTAAATTGGACTCCGCAAATCGGACAAATTTGAGTCACCATTACTGCCTGTTTGGCCGTTGCTTTTGAACTGCAAGAGTTCGAACAATACTTTTTCTGGTTTTTCTTTAATATTTTCCCACAAACTCCACAGACTCTTTTCTCTTCCATTTTTATTTTCCTCCTGTTCCTGTGATGTTTTGTCTTGCATTATACAACATCCAGGAGACGGAAGTAAAGAGTCTTTCGTAAGAGAAGAAGCTTCAATCCAACCCGTATTTGTAAGAAAACGATGGTCCTTAGAACAGTAAATCGTTTGCCCATTTGAAAATTTCATTTTACACAATCTATTTAAAGCAATATTATTTCTGAAGGTACAGGAAACCTGACCTTCTCCATGCAAATTACAAACAAGATCACCCACCTGAACTTCTTCTATATTTTTCTTACTTCCTGAAGCCATTGTTATTTTTGTCCCTTTAACAAAGCATTCGTCAATTAACCAAACCCTACAATCTCCTTCAAGAGGTTGATAGGTAGACGCTTGCCGTACCTCTCGTATTGTGTCAATACCTCTAAAATCTGCCGCATTGATTTCCTGAAAACTAGAACCAATACACCCTAATCTATTAGCAATAATTCTCGCAACCGTAGTCTTACCTGTACCTGTCGGTCCTGTAAGTAAAAAAGCATGTGGAACATCTTCCCTAGAAAGTACAGCATCCAGTGTCTGAATCGTTTCGTTGTTCCCATACACATCTTTCAATGTTTGCGGGCGGTACTTATGATACAAAGACATTAAAACTCCTCCCTTGATTTATCACCAAACAAATCATAAAACGCTTCCTCTACACTCATATAAGTTTTTATATGACAACAATTGGTGCATTTAAGTACAACAACATCAGCAAACAAATCAATCACTAATGTATATAAATTACCACAAGACGAACAGACAAAAATATCGGAAACTTCTTGTTTCGACCGTGAATAGTTACGACCAATGATACTTCTATTCATTAAGTTATCCTCCTTGAGTCAACTTAATTTTTCTCGAATTAGAAAAAAAATAACGCATAAAAATAAAACTAAATAAACTATCATCAACGGAGCAAACAGCATCAGCCACGATATAGAACTTAGCAATCCGCACATCTTTATTATGCTTAAAATCAGCGTTACAAGGCTCAGGGTCAGAATAGACATTATCAGCAATATTCTTTTTCCTCCTCCCAGTGTTTGCACGTGTCGTTTTCTTGGACCTTGTACATCTCAGCTAGAACTCGATTGCAATAACAGCCCTCTCTGTCCCAGATTGAGTGATGACAGTTCTTGCATGTGTGGGGCAACTTGTAAGAATTACTTACAGGTTCGCTCATTCTGCTTCCTCCTTCAAGCCTAAATCTACCGCCCTGTGCGACTTCACCGCAAATGGCATAATTAAATCCTTTATCCCCTCATCGTCTGGAAAATCCAACGTGCATATATGAGCCAAAAGCTGGTAGACTAGCTTAGTATCGCACTTAAACCTTGAGCCACCGCCCCAGAGAGGAAAGCAAGAATAATCAAGGTCAGCACCACGCAGGTCAGCCTCACGTAGGTCGGCCCCAATCAGTTCAGCCCAACGCAAGTCAGCCCAACGCAAGTCAGCCCCATGCAAGTCAGCCTTATGCAGTTCAGCCCAACGCAAGTCAGCCTCACGCAGGTCAGCATCACGCAGGTCAGCCCAACACAGGTTAGTCCAACGCAAGTCAGCCCCATGCAAGTCAGCCTT